GCGATGGAAATTGGCACCGTTGCGTTACCATTGCGTATTTACGATAAGTTTTCAATGGCTTCGGAGTTCAGAGGCAAGGCCTGGTCTTGGGTGGACCCGCAGAAAGAAATGAACGCAGCCGTAATGGGAATGAAAAATGGTATTCTATCAATTCAAGATGTTGCATCTCAATATGGAAAAGATGTTGAAGAGCTGTTCGCGCAAATACAAAGAGATAAAGCGTTGGCTGAACAATTTGGTATTAAGTATGCTCTTGAGCCTTTCGCAGCACAAATGGCTGCAATTATTCCTGATGTAGCAGGAGATGATTCGGATGATTAAGAACGCTTTAATCAGCATTCTTAAATCGTTTTGGTACGCTGTCGCAACATTAGCGGTAGGTATTAGTTTTTGTATTATAATGATAATAGGCATTATTCATGGAATCGTTTACAGAGATTGATATACCGGAATCTCGACCTTATCCAAACGAACATGCAGCAAGGATAACTGATCCAAAGCTGTATGATGAATTCAAGAGAACAAACGATAAGTTTGGGCCAGGAATCGATGCAATTTGGGGACTTAAAGAAGGTGAAATAAGCCTTCAGGGTCTTAGGTTCGATAAAAACAAATATACAGTTGATGAAGCAAAGAAATGGCTTAAAGATAATGATTACACACCAATTAAGTTTGAGCCAGCCACAGAAGGAAGGGCTATGGACGAAGTAACAGAAACACCAGAAGTCGTTGACGAAATTGTCGAAGAAGTTATCGAGGCAGTTGAAGAAGAAGTTGTTGAGGCGGTTGTCGAGGAGCGAAAACAAGTCGAAGTTTTGCATCGATCAATGTCTGCCGACATGTCTCCGATCAACGAAGAAAAACGAACTGTACAAATTGCAATTTCATCCGAAGAGCCTGTTGAACGGTCCTTTGGGATGGAAGTGCTAGAACACTCAGCCGAAGCAATGGACTTGTCGTTCTTGGCTTCTGGCAGGGCGCCACTGTTACTGGATCACGATCCTGAAAAACAGATTGGTGTAATAGAATCCGTGGAGCTTGACAGCAATACCCGTAGACTTCGGGCAAAGGTTCGCTTTGGAAAGGGCGCATTAGCTGTAGAAGCATTCACAGATGTACTCGATGGAATTCGTGCCAATATAAGCGTCGGATACTCTATCGGGAAGCTAGAGCGTGACCCAAAAACACCAAATACATATTTGGCTAAAAAATGGCGTCCCGTAGAAGCGAGTCTTGTAAGCATTCCTGCTGATGTGACAGTCGGCGTAGGCAGATCAGGCGAAACTTCAACCCAAACCATAACTGTAATCTCTAACGGAGAACCAAAAATGTCAGAAGTAGACATCGCAGCGGTTGAGGCACAAGCCAAACAAGCCGCACAACGTAACGCCGCTCAAATTGTCGAGCTTGGCGCACGACACAACAAAGCAGACTTGGCTCAAAAAGCTATCTCTGAAGGCCGAAGCATCGAAGAATTCCGTGGTGAATTGCTCGAAAACATTGGTTCACGCCAAGCTCTTGAAAGCCAAGACATGGGCATGACCAAGAAAGAGATCAAGCGATTCTCTATTCTTAAAGCTGTAAATGCTTTAGCCAACCCTACTGACCGACGCGCTCAAGAAGCTGCTGCATTCGAGTTTGAATGTTCACGCGCTGCTGCTGACGCTTATGGTCGTACTGCCCAAGGTATCTTGTTGCCTGCCGAAGTTCTGCGGAACTGGAAGCGTGACATGAACTCTGCTGATGACAGTGCGTTGTTCACCGACGATTTCCGTGGCGGCGACTTCATTGACGTTCTGCGAAATGCTTCATCTGTTATGCAAGCTGGTGCGCGTATGCTCAGTGGTTTGTCTGGCGATGTTAAGATTCCGAAGAAAAGCACTGCATCAACAGCGGCTTGGATTTCTACGGAAGGCGGCGCAGCTTCTGAATCAGAAATGTCTGTAGGTTCTGTCTCACTTTCGCCGAAAACTTTAGGCGCATTTACAGACGTAACTCGACAACTTTTAATTCAGAGTTCTTTAGACGTTGAGTCTTTGATTCGTGATGACTTGGCTCAAGCCTTGGCTGTTGCAATCGATAAGGCTGGTCTTGAAGGTACTGGCGCAAGTGGTCAGCCAACTGGCATCTTGTCAACTTTAGGCGTTAACCATGTCACCAACTTTGCTGCTGCAAATCCGACCTTCCAAGAAGTAATTACTCTTGAAACGGCTCTTGGCGAAGATAACGCTCTGATGGGTTCTTTGGCGTATATCATGCCAGCATCCATGTATGGCGCTTTGAAGGGAACTGAGAAGGCCAGCAACACTGGTCAGTTCGTTGTTGAGCCAGGCGGCACCATCAACGGCTATCGCGGTATCGTTTCCAACCAGGCAACTTCTGGCAACCTGTACTTCGGAAACTTCGCAGACCTGTTGATTGGTATGTTTGGTGGTCTTGATATCGTTGTAGATCCTTACACAAACAGCACCAGCGGCACTATCCGAATCGTTGCACTGCAATCAGTAGACGTAGCAGTACGTCACGCTGTTAGCTTTGCCTACGGTAACGACGGCGTCTAAATAAGTGCGGGAGGCTTCGGCCTCCCTATCTTTAGGAGAAGTTATGAAATACGAAGTGATAAAAGGCTGTGTCATTCAAGGCAAGCCATGCAAGGTTGGCGATGTTGTAGACCTTGATCAAGCTCAAGTAAATATCTTGATTGGCATTGGTAGAATAGCTGTTTTTGAAAAGAAAGAAGCTGTCGCCAAGGTGGTCGAAGAGCCTGTTGTTCTAGAGAATAGAAGTGTTGGCCTAGAGACATCAGATGAAGCTCCGGTAGTTAGGAAGAACAAGAAGAAATGACTGTAGAGACATCGGAATTCCGATCAATCATGCTGGCAGACTTTGGCGTTAATGCTTCATATACGCCATTGGCTGGTGGTACGGTGACTGTTAAAGGGATATTCGATAACGACTACCAAGCATACGATGCTGGTGGCAGCGTTTCATTTGCGTTACAGGTGCCAAGGTTCTTTTGCAAGACGGAAAGCATACCTGATGCACAGGAAGGCGACCAGATGGTTGTCGGCGCAATTACATATGTGATCAGAGTTGTCATGCCTGATGGTACTGGTATGACTGAGCTGGCCTTAGAGAAGCAATAATGCCTCATATACGAAAGCAGATACGAGATGCCTTGATTACAAGGCTGACCGGACTAGCGACTACTGGTACAAAGATATACCGAAGTCGGGTATATCCACTGGCTGAAGGCAAGCTTCCAGGCATAGTTTTATACACGAACAGCGAGCAGGTTGACTACCTGACAATGAGATTGCCAAGGACAGAGAAAAGAGTTCTTTCTGTCAGCGTAGAGATCTACGTCAAAGGCATAATTAATTATGATGACACTCTTGATGAAGTGTGTCTGGAAATAGAAAGCGCCATTTATTCAGATGTTACGCTTGGTGGTCTTGCGAAAGATACTCAGGTGATCAGCTTCAATAGCGAATATAATGGTGATGGAGATCAGCCGATTTGCGTCGGCAAAATGGATATTCAGGTTACATATTCAGTCTTAGAGAGTTCCTCTGCGACGGCTGTGTGATTTGTCTATGTTGGTTCGACAGTTAAACTAAATATGCGCCGAGCGCGGGAGTTACAATGGCTACTTTAACAGGAAAAGACGGCGCGGTTTACATCGGCGCATCAGCAATCGCAGAAGTTCGTGATTGGAGTATTGAGACAACATCAGAGATGGTTGCTGATACTGTCATGGGTGATTCGTGGGTAACAAACAAGCCTACGCTGAAGTCATGGACAACATCAGTTAACTGTTATTGGGATTCTGCTGAT